CATTATGGCGAGTGGGACTATTAAAGGCATCACAATCGAGATAGAGGGCAAGACTTCCGGGCTCGTTAAGTCGCTCGGTGATGTCAATAAGGAGCTCTCGCTTACTCAAAAGAGCTTAAAGACAGTAGATCAGGCGCTCAAAATGGATCCGGGGAACGTGGATGCCCTGAAGAAGAAGCAGGAGATCCTCAACACCGCCATTGAGCAGACACGGCAGAAGCTGGAGCTCGAAAAGAAGGCAGCGGAGGACGCGGCAAAGGCTCTGGAAGATGGCACCATCACCAAGAGTCAATACGATGCGCTCCAAGCGGAAGTGGCAAAGACCGCTGCCGAAATGAATAAGCTGGAGAAAGAAGCTCACGAGACCGACAAGGCTCTGGATAAGACTGCGGAGACGGGACGCTTTGAAAAGCTCAAAGGAGCACTTGGCAAGGTTGGAAACGGCCTCCAGATTGCCGCAAAAGCAACGGGAGTGATGGTTGCCGGAGCAACTGCCGCAGCGGGTGCGCTGCTCAAGGTGACTACCGACGCCGCAGAGACCGCTGATGAAATAGACAAGATGTCACAGAAGATAGGTATTTCTAAGAAAGCCTATCAGGAGTGGTCTTATGTAATGGGCCAGAATGGTATGGATGTGGATGTACTCCAGACCGGGATGAAGACCCTTAACACTCAGATACTTAAGTCACAGAGCACCACGGATAAGTCCAGCACGGCGCTCGGTAAGCTTGGCGTAGCTGTAACGGACAGCACCGGAAAGCTCCGGTCACAAGAGGACATTCTTTTTGATACCATCACAGCCCTTGCCGGAATGAATGAGGGCGCTGATCGTGCGAAGCTTGCACAAGAGCTGCTTGGAAAGAGCGGTTCGGAACTTGCCCCGCTCCTGAATCAAGGTTCGGATGCCATCAAGGAGCTGACACAGCGCTCCCATGACCTCGGGCTCATCATGAGCGATGAGGCGGTGGATGCCGGGGTAAAACTCGGGGATACCATTGACGATGTAAAAAAGTCCTTCAAGGCGCTCGGTACCAACCTCGGCTCTTCCCTGATGCCGATTGTGCAGAAGATCGCAGACAAGCTGCTCGAGTTTATGCCGCGCTTCCAGAGCCTCTTTGACAAGATTGGCCCGGGCTTGGAAAAATTCCTGGACAATATGCTCCCGATGCTCTTTGACCTGTCTGAGACGCTACTACCACCGATATTTGACCTCTTGGATGCGATCATCCCGTCCCTAACAGAGATCATGAATGCGATCCTTCCGGTCATCTCGGATCTGCTCAAAGAGATCCTGCCGCCGTTGATCCAGATCGTCAAGGCGATCCTGCCGGTGCTTGTGCAGTTAATCAAAATGCTCTCGCCGATCATTGACGCCGTGGCGAAGATTCTTGGTCCGCTGATCGAGCTTGTCTTGCAGTTGATCCAACCGCTTTTGGAGCTTATCAACAACATCCTTAAGCCGCTCACAGATCTCTTTAGCGGCATGGGTGATGTGCTTAGCACGGTTCTCGGCCCGGCTATCGAGTTTGTAGGCGGGTTGTTAAGTAACGTACTCGGCCCGGCCTTTGAGGCTATCGGGGACATTGTTGGAACGGTGGTTTCCCTTGTCACCGGCGACTGGGAAGGGCTTTCAAGCGCGCTGGAGGGCATCTGGGGCGGCCTGAAGGACTTCGCCAGCAGTATATGGTCAGAGATTTCCGGGATCATTGATTCCGCCGTTGAGGGCATCCTTGGAAATGTCAATAAGGCAAGGGATGCGTCTTTGGAAGCTCAGCAGGCGGCTTTGGTAGCAAGTGGAGCGTTGGAAGCGCAGGAAGCAAACCGGCAGAGATACTACGGTTACAGTGATTCCAACAAGGTTAATCAGCTCCGAGATGAATACAACAACTCCGGGCGGAGCGGATCAAACGAAGCCTTCCGGCAGTATTCGCAGGCACGATCCACGGCTGACCATTACACAAGCATATACATGGGTAGCACTCGCGTACAGACTGTGTGCGAGCAGGCTAACTCGTCAAGTAATTCGAGAGATGGAGGGCGTTGATAATGCTTAAACGAGATTTTCCAGTCCTCTTTAACAACGTAGCAATCAAGGGTACTTGCCTCATGTGGGAGAGGAGATATGCCAACATTTCCAACTCCAACATGACCGAGGCGGGCACGGATGATGTTGAGGTCATTCGGAGGGGCAAGACAACCATCGCGGCAGAATTTCAGTGCTCCGACTTCTGGGCGTCGAAAATCGCCGCATATAACGCTCTCCAGCAGTTCGAGGCGAAGTTTTACGATGTAGTAACAAAAGCCTATATAACCATGACCGTCCGGATGGACGGGTTGATCGTCACGCAGCTTCAAAATTCGGACACGCTGGAGAGCAATGGAGCATATGACCTGAGGTTTAATCTTTTGGAGTTTTAGCATATGTACGGAGTCAGTCAAGCATATATAGCGGCTATCCGCAAGCCGTCAAAAACGCGGAGGCTGGCTGGAAATATCGGGTCAGTCGCTTTTACAGAAGATAACGTGGTGCAGGGAAGCTTTATGGTGGATAACCGGGCATCTTCTGACACCAACGACATTAAGTTAGGATCGGTCTACACCGGCGCATTGACCGCTGTCTTCCGGGGCTTAAACATCCGGGGCGACTGGATGGGCAAGGGTATCTCCGTAAGTGAGGGGCTGTTGATCGGGGAGGACACATGGGAATGGGTGCCGCTTGGCAACTACCATGTAATTGAGGCTTATCACGCAGAGGACGGCGTGCATGTTACGGCATATGACAACATGGATCGGCTGGATCGGCGTTGGGTTCTTTCCAGTGCTACTGGTACTCCATACGATTTCCTGAGCTACATTTCCGCAAGCTGCAACGTTGGTTTGGGACAGACAGAGGAGCAGATCCGGGCACTTCCGAACGGCACACGGGGCTTTGCCTTGTATCCAGAAAATGACATCGAAACTTTCCGGGACATGCTCTTTTGGCTCGCACAAACGATGTGCTGTTTTGCCACATGTGACCGGCAAGGGCGGATCGTGCTCCGGAAGTACGGCGGGACAACCGTGGATGCCCTTGGATTGACGGATAGATGGAGAGGATCGTCCTACTGTGATTATGTGACGAGCTACACTGGTGTATCACTGGAGCGTCTTGCCACAGAGGAGATCGTAACCAAAAGTGCCGCAGAGGATACCGGGCTAACGTATAATCTCGGAGCAAATCCGCTCCTGCAAACTGGTGATCCGGATGGAGCGCTTGGAGAGATTCTGACAGCACTCGGAGCTATTCAGTACACTCCGTTTTCTGTGGATCGCTCCGGTTGTCCCGCTTATGACCTGGGTGACGCTGTGACATTCCCCGGAGGGCTTGGAAATGGTGCTTCCGGGTGCATCATGGGGTATGAGTACAATTTCCACGGGCAGTATAAGATTGAGGGATACGGAGCAAATCCGACGCTTGCATCAGCCCGGAGCAAGGCAGACAAGGAGATGGCGGGGATCATCAGCCGGGTGAGTTCCAAAGAAGTCCAGTTCTACACCTTTGAGAACCTCCGCCCAATCACAATCCATGATGATTACCGGGAGATAGCCTATATCCGGTTTATTCCCCTGAAAGACACAGTGGTCACGTTCCAAGCGGAAATCCTTCTCGACGCCGAACCCACCGAGGAAGAGGTGGAGAGGATCGTTGGGGAGATACAGTATTTATACAATGGCGTGGAGTTGGATTATCACCCGGTGGAAACGTGGGTTACTGGTGACCACATCCTCCATCTTTTGTATTTTATCAACGCCGATGCGGCGGATGTTGCGAGATTGTCCGTCCGTATGAAATGCGATGGAGAAATCACTATCCCCGCTCGGGGCGTGAGGGCTGCCGTGTCCGGTCAGGGCTTAGCGGCTACATCCTCTTGGGATGGATGGATCGAGGTGGAGGACAATATCACCGAGGTTTCGTTTGGCACATCCCCGACCACGGTGGATGCCTTTGGAGCGGTGGCAACGGTTACCACGCCCGAGGTTATTGTTATTTCGCTCGAGGATGCTATCACGGAAATCAACATCGGGACATCGCCTGTGCCCGACCCGTTCACAGAGAGCTTGTATATCAACAGGAAACCTCTCGGAGAGCTTACTTGGTACGATGTACTTTACAGCGTCATCCCGGCGGCGAACATCTACGATCCCTCGCAATCTTATGTGCCCTACGATATTTGTTACACGCTGGATGGCACTACGCATATTGAGTGGAGATGTACGGCTGATACCACAGGGGAATTTGACGAGAGCTGTTGGGAGCGCCGGACATACAACACATGGGGCGAGGTCTATGATTATTACGGATGGTAAAGGAGATATGAAATGGCGGCTACAGAAAATTTTGCACTCCCGCTCCCGCAGATGGGAGAGCCTGCTGACATACGGGTTTTGAATCGAGGAACGGAAGAGATTGACGGCATTATGAATGGCAATCGTACCATGTTTGCTCCTGCGTGGGTGAACACAGAGACATACCATGTGGGAAGTCGTGTGGTTTATCTCGGGGAGTATTACGTTTGCAAGGCGGATAATGTCACTGGCGCTTGGGATGCTACGAAATGGGATCACAAGACGGTTGGCGAGGACATCGAGGACAGCACGGGTGGAGCGAGTGCCCTTGCAGACCTTGACGATGTGGAGATTACAAGCCCGACACAGGGGCAGGCGCTTGTTTATGACGATACGGATGACATTTGGAAAAACGCCACCTTGCCCGAACCCGTTGACGTTGAGGCTAACCCTTCGGCAAGTTCTACGGCTACCTTGTCCAAACTTAAAGTAGGCAGCACTGTCTACGGAGTGAGTGGCTTGCCGTCTACATCATCGGCAAGTAACGGGGACGTTCTCACACTGGGGAGTGGAAAGACGCCCACATGGGCTGCTCCTGCTGTGGGTGGTGATGGAGTAACAATTAATACATCCACCGTTATTACATCCGGGAATATCGCCGCGTATGGGGCGTTGAATTACACCGCCACGCAAGATTGTTTTGTTGCGTTTTCAGTTAATCCGAAGAGTGGATATACCACATATATCAAAATCAACAATGTAACCATAAAATCCTTCTATGGCAACTTTGGAAACAGTGACGGATTACCGTATGAGGATTGTATATTCTTGAAAACCGGGCAGGCGTTGTATGTTAATAACATCGCTAACTATCAGGGCAGTTATCATGTTTATGGAGTGCAGGAAATAAA